TATTTGCGTCAATTTCCGGTAGGTATGCTTCAACCTCCGGCTCATAGCGCCCTATGCTTTTTGCTATCTCCTCAACTTCTCTATCAGGTAATGGCGGATAGCAACGATTTTGATTTTCAACCTTCAATGCCGCCGCTATGGCCTCGGGAGCCATGCCGCGCCGCCGCATGGAGCCGGCAAGCGAGGTTAAAAAGGCATTCCGTTGCCCTTCCGGGATTACTTCATCTTGGTTTACGTCAACGACACCCTTAGGCCTCTCGTTCAGCATCTCAATAAGCCAATCTGGACAAGGTGCAAAATCTACATCCCACGGTGCCTTGATCCATTCGTAATATTTCCCACTCGGATGCAAACTAGGCGGCGCAACGGCGCAACCGCCATCGCCTCTAAAATCCATCCCCGGCCGCTTCCTCGCAAAGTTCCTACAAGTAAACCCCGGATGCTTGTAGTAGACGTGGTAGCCCTTGCCGGTCTTGGCGATAGGCGTTTCGCCGATCTCCAGTTTTTTCATCATGGCAAGGCCTTCGTCGCCGTCAAAATCTATGACGACCACGCCGGATACCTCACCGGTTACGATCGCGATACCGGCGTTGGTAAAGAACGATGAATTAAACCACGTGGCGATCTCGCTTAGCCTTGGTCTCTCTTTTTGATATTTTTTCCATTCGATAAGCGGCGTTTTCTCGGTGCTCACCGGGATTATCGAAAGCCCTAAATCGTAATATTTCTTTGCGTATTCTGTTATTTTTGTTCGATCTTGTGTTATACTATGCATAACGGTGTATCTCCTTTCCGGCCGCCTGCTCGCGGCCTTTTTTTATTGTCTAAACCAAACATCATATCCACTCTCGAAAGGCCCGCGAGGCGTGATGTAACCCTCGACGTCTAAGTGTTCGCAAGCTGTAGTTTCGACGTCGCTCAAGTCGATAATGCGACCGCATATCGGACACGACACAAACCATTGATCTTCCTTTATCGCTACGTATTGCATCACTACCCCCCCTTTTCTGCTGTTTTTAATATTCTGCGAACCGTCTGCGGCCACCATTGCCCGCCCTTTTTCGCCGGCACATTGCGCGCGTTGAGTTCTTCCATGATTTTTCTCACCGACCACCCTTGCGAACGCCAAGTTATTATCTTTTCTATAATTTCTTGTTCTTTTTCGTTGACGACCAGCGAGTCGCCGACCCTATCAAAGCCATACGGTATCTCGCCGTAAACCTGCATGTTTTTCTTCTTGTATTGCAAGGCCTCTGACGTGCGCTCTTTGATCATGTTCCGTTCAAACTCGGCAAAGCCGGCCAGTAAGTTAAAAAACAACCGGCCGACGGCCGTGCCGGTGTTGATCGTGGCGCCGCCCATATCGACCAAATGCAGTACCGCGCCCAGCTTGTCCCATTCGCGCGTCTGCCTTGCCGCGTCTTCGGCGTTGCGAAAGAGCCTATCCAGCTTTAGCGCGACGACATGGCCCGCTTGCTTGTTCTTTATCAGGTCGGTTAACCTTTTCCCGCCCGGCCGCTCGCTAAGCGGAATTGCCGCCGATATTCCGTTTTCCTTGATCATTTCGACGACTTCAAGGCCCATGAGCTTGCAATAATCGGCTATGCGTTGCTCTTGCATTTCAAGCGACACGCTATCGGAGAGTCGGCCGTCCTTGCTTATTCGCGTGTAACCTATTGCTTTCTTCATGCGCCCCTATCGCCTCCGAACGGTGCGTTTTCCTTTTCCTTATTAAAATAACCGTTTTTTCGTAAACTTCGGTTATGTCTCCTGTTTACTTTCTCCTTGCGCCCCAAGGCCGAATTATCAAAACTTAGTAGGTGTAATATGCCTTGTCGCCTAAGTTAGGCGCCTTCTAGGCGCTCCTAGAGCGCTATTTTTAACGGAGAGAGGAGTTAAACTCCCCTCTCCGCCGGTTAATCGCTAATCTTTGACTACCGACACTTCGCCGCCCAAAAACCTCGGCTCTACAAGGTAAAGAACGCTTGCCAAATTCGTCGCCTGCCCGCTGTCGGCAATCGTTACGCCAACGCAGTCAAAGCCGCCAGCCGTGTCGAGCTTCGCCGGATCGATTGCAAACACGACGAGCTTGTTTTTTGCCGTGTTGGCGACCGTGTAGCTCTTGCCTGCGGCCTGCTGTATTAACGCATCGGATGCGGCCACGTCCTCGTTCGCCCAAATCTCTAAGTCCTTGTCAAAGCCCTTGGCACCGGTGCCGGCAACGGCCGTGGCCTGCTTAGGCGTGATCGCCGTTGCATGCCCCACGGCCTGTTTAAGCGTTACAACGATCCACGCTTTTTGTGTATTTTTAAGGCTTATGTAGCTTGCCGTGATGCCGCCGTTCGTGGTTGCCGGCGCGGCACCTACGATCGGGATTACATCTTCGGGTATAAATTTCATCTCTCTATACCTCCCTATGCTCTCGGCTCGATTTTGACTATCGGCGAGAGTTCCTGTCCGTTTTGCGGAGTAAGTGGAGACGGCCACGTTGGTTGCCCGTCAAAGCGGATCGTGGCCCTAAAGCTTATAAGCCGCTCTGACCACCCCGGCGCATTCGAGCGCTCGAGAGTAACCTCACGGCGCAAGCCGACCGCGTATTGACTGAAGTCAACCAATACCAAGTCGCCGCCCTCACCTACTGCTGGTAGGATATCGGTAAAGATTACCGGTCGGCCTAACATGGTATATCCGCCACGGCCGTCCAACTGCATAGGAAAGATAACGTTGCCCTCTGTGGTCGGTATGTATACGTTTAATAGCTTCTCCAGCAAGTCGTTGTTCGCAAGCCATACGCAGCGCCTGCGGCCTGCCGGATGCATGCGGCCGAACATCTTTACAATATGTTCGTATTGCACCGCGCCGTTGCTCGCGCCCGTGCCGCTTACTTCAATTGCACAGTCGGCGTTAAGGATGCCAAGCGCCTCGGCGCCGCCCTTGCCGGCGATAAACTGCGTGTCGAGGCCGTATGCAATGGCACCGCGCAAGGCGTTCTCGAGTGCTCGACCAAAGATGTATACATCTTCGGCGAGCTCGCTCGAGACGTCAACGTAGATAACGCCGGTCTTTGCGGTCAATTCTATAGCCCGCACCCTTGCGGCCTGTTTCCCGGCCGGGTCGCCTTCCGATACCATTTCAAGCTTTAACCCGCCATATAAGCTTCCGCCGGTGCGGTCGAAAGAGTCCCAGCCCGGAACGTAGGCCGTCTTTGTCGTCATGGGATAAACGGTCGCAAGCGGCCTCACGATCTCGTCTTCAAGCGCACTATCGAGCCAAGTGGCCACGTATTGATCCGGAACCACAAAGCCGCCGGCGCTTCCGATGCCTTCCACCTGCGCGGCCCTAATAGCCCTGCTGTCGGTCGCGTTCGTTAACACAACCTGCGCAAACTCGCCAAAGTGCTTCCACTCTGACTTTTTCGGCTCGCCGAATAAACTGCGGTAGAGCCCCTTAGGCTTTGTTCCGGCCTCGCTCGTGAGAGGCACCCTGAAAAGCGAATTTATGGGCTTGTCCAATTCGCGATCTTGCTCATCTTGAGCTTCAAGCCTTTTTACTCTCTGTGATAGCGCGTCCATTTCTTCAAGCATCCTTTCGTATTCTTGTTGTTCTTTTGCCGTAAAGTCGCGGTTTTCGGCTTCGGCTTTATCTACCATCGCCTTTGCGCGATCCCAAATTTCGGCGCGCTGTTCTAGTAACTGTCTTGTTTTATCCATCAAAACCACTCCTTGTTTTTTTGTTTTTCTTCCTCCCTTTTACTCCGGCCTTGCGTTACGGCGTCTATGCTTCGATTGAGTGTCGCGCTCTGCGTTTAACCTTAGGCGTTATGCGCGTTCTGCGGTGATCTCTTCGGTGTATCTACGCGCTTGTCGTATCAGCTTCGGCGTTATACTTCGCGCTGTTGTTGTTTTCGCCGAGGCGGTGATTAGCCGCCCCGGCTATGGGAGATAAAATCCGTCCGGCTCAGGACGGCGCGCCGGTTATCGGCCGACGCGAAAGGAATTACTTGAAAAAAGAGCCAATGTACTGGGAGCAGTACCAGTACAAACTTTATTTTTTCAGCAATTTTTTAACCTCATCAGGTAGTTTTTTTATGCTGTCGACCGGGATTTTTACCGTGATATACTCTTCGGTCTCGTCCCAAAGTGCATCGACGGCCTTCATGCAACGCGCCCAAAGGTCGCTACCATCGAGCCAACTGAAAAAGTCAGCCGCCGTTACTACCTTTGCCGGCCCTATTCTCTGAATTGGAAAAAGGTTGGCTTGAAAAAGCTCATATGCTCTGTTTACGCCAAGCCAGCCGTTCATCATGTCTGATAAATCTGGAGCCGTCAGCAAGTCCGGCCACTCAGGCCGCGGAATTGGCGGTACGAATTTCTGCTTCATTTCTTCCACCTCGAATCTAAAATACTTAACTTCGCCTACATTAATTATACTCGCCCATAAAATATTGTCAACTACTAATTGAAGTTGTTTTTTGATATAAAAAGAGACCCCACCCATTAAAACTGGTTAAGGTCTTTGCTTTAGTCGATTAGGTCGCCAAATTCATCATCTACTTCGCTCGGTATTACCTGCAACCTGTTCCTCGCTAGCGGCGTCAACCCAAAATGTTCCGCCGCTGACAAAAAGCTTTTCCATGCCTTTTCTCGGATTTCGACGGCCGGATTTTTCTTGGCAATGCCTCTGTCGCCAGCAACGACAAGCCCTTGCGCCGCAATTTCATCATCAGCGCGGCGATAAAGGTCGTAGTTACTGCAAAGAGCCTCAAAAACAGGTAAATCGTTCTTCTTTAATACCTCGAACGCAACGAGCCGAGGTAATATCTCGTTCCAAAGCTGTTTTCCGTAGCTCCCTATCCAGTCAGGCGCCGGTAAGCTCTCAAGTATTTTGTCCAAAGTCTCTTTATCGATCCTCTTTTCATCACCACCCCAAACCTCTCGCATGACTTTAGCCATGTAATCTTCATTGCTCATTATCTTTTTATTGTGTCCACCTTGCATGTCTTATCCTCCTCTTGCGTTTACTTTTTTTGCTTCCGCGATCTCGCGCGCGACCTCGCGCCCGTTCCACAGCGGTCGCCTTCCGTAAATTTCGACCCCCCTCCCTCCCCATCACGCCGCCTTAGCTCTCTTTCTTTTTGCCTTCTCATGTTTCGCCGCAAGGCCAGCCATCACCTTAGGTAATATCTCGCTTATATGCCGCGGTTGCGGCCGGCCTTGGTTATCGACCCAAAGATTACAACGCTTGCATAGCGTCAGCGTTCGCGGCAATGGTTGCCTAGGCCCCAAGTCATTGCCGCACTCTGGACACGTTATCCTGTCTCTTTTCATCCTTTCTTCTCCTTTTTATCGTTTATCTCCAATGCAAGCGGCATCCATCGACGTTTTTTGTATCCTCGCCTTGGCGGCCTCTTTCCCGCAACCGGTAGCGTTACGATTACGCCGGCCTTTAAGTATTCAAGCTCCGATGAGTAGATAAGCCTAAGCGTTCCTTCGTCCAGCAAACTTTGTATTGCCTCCGCAAACTCTTTGCTCATGTAAAACCAAATTGTGGCGTTAGGCTCGTACTCCATGGCGTATTTGCCGTATGGATCAATAAATTTCTCCATATGTTTTTGTAAATCTATAAACGTTACCGAGCCGTGTTGCTTTACGTAATCTAAGATTAGCCTGCTTATTTCAGCCTGCTTTGTCCTGCTCATCTTCAACCTCCCTTTTTATGACAGCATGACAGCAATGACAGCAATTTCCCCCTATGTTCTATCTATATATAAAAGTGACGATAGTGACGATAGTGACGATAAAATCCCCCTACTTTCTATTTCACCTTTAAGGTGTATGTGTGTGTATCTTTTTACGTTACCTTGCGAAAAAGATAAGATATGCACCTTTTCTTTAGTATCCTAACTTATTATTTTATAGAATATCCCCCTATATCCCCATCGCAAAAACCCTTGCTATTACTTAATTCTTACCACCCATTGGGGGGATGTGGGGGATATTAGGGGATATTTCCCCACTAGTTATATTTCAAAACTATGTTATTATATTCACGATGTTTTGAAATTTCGCCAGTATAGGAATATCCCCCTATATCCCCCTATATCCCCCCCAATATGCCAAAACCCCTTGCGGTTACTCAATTCTTGTAATTTGCGTTAGGGGGATATTCTTCGCGCTGCTTAATTAAAACAAGCCGCCAGCACGTTGTTTTGTGTTCAATCCCTGCGCTACAAATTTTTTTACCGTTAAATATTCTGTCCCTCATAGCGGCAATCTTTCTGCCGAATGTTATTTTTTGCGCCCTTTCAGTCGCCCCCTTGCCTAAGTCAAAGTTTTCTATCTCCAAGGCAAGTGGAAAAAGCTCCGATACTTTCACTTTTTTGTCTCCATACCTTTGCCACCAAACCTCGAGGAATTCGCGCCAAACCGCGCTCTCACTGTCGGCAAGTTCGTAGAATTCAAGGATGTTTCCCAAAAACCCCGGAACGCCGGCATGTTGTAATATCCCACCCATGACACGCGTCCAGTTTTCAAAAGATCCTAACGGCGTAACGTCGGCCTCCGGCCTGCCGGCCGCCACCCAAGCTTGGATAAGCGTTAATGCCGCATATATAAGCTCGCCCCTGTGTTTTGCCGTCCACGCCGACAACTCAGGATGCCTAAAGTCTCTACGCAACCAAGGCCTTTCGTCCTCCGGTGTTAGCCTAATTCTTATAGCTCGCCTAGCTATATCGGTGCTCACGATTGCATTATTGCCGGTCGCGGCCCATACCCACCTAATAGGGAGCCTCACGGTCTGATTGCGTCCTAAAAGCCGGTCGTCCCATATATCAGCCGTCAGCGCCGCCGACAAAACGGCCGAGTCCAGCCGCGTTACGTTATCAATCAAAAAGGCCGCCCTGCCTTCGCGCAGTCTTGCCGTTATAGCCTTCCTTATTTCTTCTTCATCCCTCGGCGGCGGTATTATCCCAATTCCCCCATCGCATGATATGCTAAGCAATGTTTTAGCCAATAAGCCTTTGCCTGCGCCCTGTCCGCTTGCCTCCACAAAATGCAAAGGCGTTAGGCCGTCAATCATAGATCGGCAAAACGGCAATAATAGCAATGCTAAGGCATGCGCTCTATCCGCATCACTCGCAAAAGGAAAGTCGCCAAGCCATTCGTCCAGTAAAAACGTTTTAGCTCCTTCTATGTCGCCCCTATCAGGTTTACTTGGCACACGAGGAATAACCAGCCCGCTGTGTGGCACATAATACGTCTTTGTGGCCGGTTGATAGCCCGGCTTATCCTGCAACGTTCCGTCAGGCGCAAAGGTAGGAACGTGAACGATTGAAGTTAAAACAGGAAACCTTAACGGCGAAACTAGCACATCTCGCACTACATCAAGCGGCGGCTTGCTACGTCTTTTTACGCCGTCTTTTCCTATAATGTACCAATTAGCGCATCGCGCCATTTCGTAGCGCATCCGATCAACGTCAATCTCGACTGCAACCAAGTCGCCATGATCGTTCTTTTCAATCCTCACAGGCCCCGCATGTAAAAACAAACGTGGGTCTTCTTTGTTTGCCGCCATCAATGCGGCTATCGCTTGGTTCGATACATCCGGTAGGCAATTATTATTTGCGTCAATTTCCGGTAGGTATGCTTCAACCTCCGGCTCATAGCGCCCTATGCTTTTTGCTATCTCCTCAACTTCTCTATCAGGTAATGGCGGATAGCAACGATTTTGATTTTCAACCTTCAATGCCGCCGCTATGGCCTCGGGAGCCATGCCGCGCCGCCGCATGGAGCCGGCAAGCGAGGTTAAAAAGGCATTCCGTTGCCCTTCCGGGATTACTTCATCTTGGTTTACGTCAACGACACCCTTAGGCCTCTCGTTCAGCATCTCAATAAGCCAATCTGGACAAGGTGCAAAATCTACATCCCACGGTGCCTTGATCCATTCGTAATATTTCCCACTCGGATGCAAACTAGGCGGCGCAACGGCGCAACCGCCATCGCCTCTAAAATCCATCCCCGGCCGCTTCCTCGCAAAGTTCCTACAAGTAAACCCCGGATGCTTGTAGTAGACGTGGTAGCCCTTGCCGGTCTTGGCGATAGGCGTTTCGCCGATCTCCAGTTTTTTCATCATGGCAAGGCCTTCGTCGCCGTCAAAATCTATGACGACCACGCCGGATACCTCACCGGTTACGATCGCGATACCGGCGTTGGTAAAGAACGATGAATTAAACCACGTGGCGATCTCGCTTAGCCTTGGTCTCTCTTTTTGATATTTTTTCCATTCGATAAGCGGCGTTTTCTCGGTGCTCACCGGGATTATCGAAAGCCCTAAATCGTAATATTTCTTTGCGTATTCTGTTATTTTTGTTCGATCTTGTGTTATACTATGCATAACGGTGTATCTCCTTTCCGGCCGCCTGCTCGCGGCCTTTTTTTATTGTCTAAACCAAACATCATATCCACTCTCGAAAGGCCCGCGAGGCGTGATGTAACCCTCGACGTCTAAGTGTTCGCAAGCTGTAGTTTCGACGTCGCTCAAGTCGATAATGCGACCGCATATCGGACACGACACAAACCATTGATCTTCCTTTATCGCTACGTATTGCATCACTACCCCCCCTTTTCTGCTGTTTTTAATATTCTGCGAACCGTCTGCGGCCACCATTGCCCGCCCTTTTTCGCCGGCACATTGCGCGCGTTGAGTTCTTCCATGATTTTTCTCACCGACCACCCTTGCGAACGCCAAGTTATTATCTTTTCTATAATTTCTTGTTCTTTTTCGTTGACGACCAGCGAGTCGCCGACCCTATCAAAGCCATACGGTATCTCGCCGTAAACCTGCATGTTTTTCTTCTTGTATTGCAAGGCCTCTGACGTGCGCTCTTTGATCATGTTCCGTTCAAACTCGGCAAAGCCGGCCAGTAAGTTAAAAAACAACCGGCCGACGGCCGTGCCGGTGTTGATCGTGGCGCCGCCCATATCGACCAAATGCAGTACCGCGCCCAGCTTGTCCCATTCGCGCGTCTGCCTTGCCGCGTCTTCGGCGTTGCGAAAGAGCCTATCCAGCTTTAGCGCGACGACATGGCCCGCTTGCTTGTTCTTTATCAGGTCGGTTAACCTTTTCCCGCCCGGCCGCTCGCTAAGCGGAATTGCCGCCGATATTCCGTTTTCCTTGATCATTTCGACGACTTCAAGGCCCATGAGCTTGCAATAATCGGCTATGCGTTGCTCTTGCATTTCAAGCGACACGCTATCGGAGAGTCGGCCGTCCTTGCTTATTCGCGTGTAACCTATTGCTTTCTTCATGCGCCCCTATCGCCTCCGAACGGTGCGTTTTCCTTTTCCTTATTAAAATAACCGTTTTTTCGTAAACTTCGGTTATGTCTCCTGTTTACTTTCTCCTTGCGCCCCAAGGCCGAATTATCAAAACTTAGTAGGTGTAATATGCCTTGTCGCCTAAGTTAGGCGCCTTCTAGGCGCTCCTAGAGCGCTATTTTTAACGGAGAGAGGAGTTAAACTCCCCTCTCCGCCGGTTAATCGCTAATCTTTGACTACCGACACTTCGCCGCCCAAAAACCTCGGCTCTACAAGGTAAAGAACGCTTGCCAAATTCGTCGCCTGCCCGCTGTCGGCAATCGTTACGCCAACGCAGTCAAAGCCGCCAGCCGTGTCGAGCTTCGCCGGATCGATTGCAAACACGACGAGCTTGTTTTTTGCCGTGTTGGCGACCGTGTAGCTCTTGCCTGCGGCCTGCTGTATTAACGCATCGGATGCGGCCACGTCCTCGTTCGCCCAAATCTCTAAGTCCTTGTCAAAGCCCTTGGCACCGGTGCCGGCAACGGCCGTGGCCTGCTTAGGCGTGATCGCCGTTGCATGCCCCACGGCCTGTTTAAGCGTTACAACGATCCACGCTTTTTGTGTATTTTTAAGGCTTATGTAGCTTGCCGTGATGCCGCCGTTCGTGGTTGCCGGCGCGGCACCTACGATCGGGATTACATCTTCGGGTATAAATTTCATCTCTCTATACCTCCCTATGCTCTCGGCTCGATTTTGACTATCGGCGAGAGTTCCTGTCCGTTTTGCGGAGTAAGTGGAGACGGCCACGTTGGTTGCCCGTCAAAGCGGATCGTGGCCCTAAAGCTTATAAGCCGCTCTGACCACCCCGGCGCATTCGAGCGCTCGAGAGTAACCTCACGGCGCAAGCCGACCGCGTATTGACTGAAGTCAACCAATACCAAGTCGCCGCCCTCACCTACTGCTGGTAGGATATCGGTAAAGATTACCGGTCGGCCTAACATGGTATATCCGCCACGGCCGTCCAACTGCATAGGAAAGATAACGTTGCCCTCTGTGGTCGGTATGTATACGTTTAATAGCTTCTCCAGCAAGTCGTTGTTCGCAAGCCATACGCAGCGCCTGCGGCCTGCCGGATGCATGCGGCCGAACATCTTTACAATATGTTCGTATTGCACCGCGCCGTTGCTCGCGCCCGTGCCGCTTACTTCAATTGCACAGTCGGCGTTAAGGATGCCAAGCGCCTCGGCGCCGCCCTTGCCGGCGATAAACTGCGTGTCGAGGCCGTATGCAATGGCACCGCGCAAGGCGTTCTCGAGTGCTCGACCAAAGATGTATACATCTTCGGCGAGCTCGCTCGAGACGTCAACGTAGATAACGCCGGTCTTTGCGGTCAATTCTATAGCCCGCACCCTTGCGGCCTGTTTCCCGGCCGGGTCGCCTTCCGATACCATTTCAAGCTTTAACCCGCCATATAAGCTTCCGCCGGTGCGGTCGAAAGAGTCCCAGCCCGGAACGTAGGCCGTCTTTGTCGTCATGGGATAAACGGTCGCAAGCGGCCTCACGATCTCGTCTTCAAGCGCACTATCGAGCCAAGTGGCCACGTATTGATCCGGAACCACAAAGCCGCCGGCGCTTCCGATGCCTTCCACCTGCGCGGCCCTAATAGCCCTGCTGTCGGTCGCGTTCGTTAACACAACCTGCGCAAACTCGCCAAAGTGCTTCCACTCTGACTTTTTCGGCTCGCCGAATAAACTGCGGTAGAGCCCCTTAGGCTTTGTTCCGGCCTCGCTCGTGAGAGGCACCCTGAAAAGCGAATTTATGGGCTTGTCCAATTCGCGATCTTGCTCATCTTGAGCTTCAAGCCTTTTTACTCTCTGTGATAGCGCGTCCATTTCTTCAAGCATCCTTTCGTATTCTTGTTGTTCTTTTGCCGTAAAGTCGCGGTTTTCGGCTTCGGCTTTATCTACCATCGCCTTTGCGCGATCCCAAATTTCGGCGCGCTGTTCTAGTAACTGTCTTGTTTTATCCATCAAAACCACTCCTTGTTTTTTTGTTTTTCTTCCTCCCTTTTACTCCGGCCTTGCGTTACGGCGTCTATGCTTCGATTGAGTGTCGCGCTCTGCGTTTAACCTTAGGCGTTATGCGCGTTCTGCGGTGATCTCTTCGGTGTATCTACGCGCTTGTCGTATCAGCTTCGGCGTTATACTTCGCGCTGTTGTTGTTTTCGCCGAGGCGGTGATTAGCCGCCCCGGCTATGGGAGATAAAATCCGTCCGGCTCAGGACGGCGCGCCGGTTATCGGCCGACGCGAAAGGAATTACTTGAAAAAAGAGCCAATGTACTGGGAGCAGTACCAGTACAAACTTTATTTTTTCAGCAATTTTTTAACCTCATCAGGTAGTTTTTTTATGCTGTCGACCGGGATTTTTACCGTGATATACTCTTCGGTCTCGTCCCAAAGTGCATCGACGGCCTTCATGCAACGCGCCCAAAGGTCGCTACCATCGAGCCAACTGAAAAAGTCAGCCGCCGTTACTACCTTTGCCGGCCCTATTCTCTGAATTGGAAAAAGGTTGGCTTGAAAAAGCTCATATGCTCTGTTTACGCCAAGCCAGCCGTTCATCATGTCTGATAAATCTGGAGCCGTCAGCAAGTCCGGCCACTCAGGCCGCGGAATTGGCGGTACGAATTTCTGCTTCATTTCTTCCACCTCGAATCTAAAATACTTAACTTCGCCTACATTAATTATACTCGCCCATAAAATATTGTCAACTACTAATTGAAGTTGTTTTTTGATATAAAAAGAGACCCCACCCATTAAAACTGGTTAAGGTCTTTGCTTTAGTCGATTAGGTCGCCAAATTCATCATCTACTTCGCTCGGTATTATCTGCAACCTCGACCTCGCGAGCGGTGTCAACCCAAAGTGCTCCGCGGCCGACAAAAAGCTTTTCCACGCCTTTTCTCGAATTTCCACGGCCGGGTTCTTCTTTGCTATGCCTCGGTCGCCTTGGACGACGAGGCCTTGCGCCTTTATCTCGTCGTCGGCCCGGCGGTAAAGGTCGTAATTACTGCAAAGTGCTTCAAAAACAGGCAAATCGTTCTTTTTTAATACCTCGAAAGCAACGAGCCGAGGCAATATTTCGTTCCAAAGAGCGCGGCCGTATTCACCGATCCAGTTCGGAGCCGGCAACGCCTCTAAAATTTTTTCCAAGGCTTCTTTATCAACCTTCTTTTCATCGCCACCCCAAATTTCTCTCATTATTTTAGCCATGTAATCTTCACTACTCATTAACTTTTTATTGTGTCCGCCCTGCATGTCTTATCCTCCTTGCGTTTAGTTTTTTTGCTCGCTTCGACTCGCGCGCGACCTCGCCGCCGTTCCACGGAGCCTGCCTTCCGCAAATTTCGACCCCCCTCCCCGGTCATCACGCCGCCTTAGCTCTCTTTCTTTTTGCCTTCTCATGTTTCGCCGCAAGGCCAGCCATCACCTTAGGCAATATCTCGCTTATATGCCGCGGTTGCGGCCGGCCTTGGTTATCGATCCAAAGGCCGCAATGCCGACATAGCGTTAATGTATGCGGTAACGGTTGCACCGGCCCTAAGTCCCGGCCGCAAGTTGGACAAGTTATCCTTTTCATCGGTTATCTTCCTCGCATGCCTCTAAGGCAAGCGGCATCCAACGACGTTTTTTATAACCTCGCCTTGGCGGCCTCTTTCCCGCAACCGGTAGCGTTACGATTACGCCGGCCTTTAAGTATTCAAGCTCCGATGAGTAGATAAGCCTAAGCGTTCCTTCGTCCAGCAAACTTTGTATTGCCTCCGCAAACTCTTTGCTCATGTAAAACCAAATTGTGGCGTTAGGCTCGTACTCCATGGCGTATTTGCCGTATGGATCAATAAATTTCTCCATATGTTTTTGTAAATCTATAAACGTTACCGAGCCGTGTTGCTTTACGTAATCTAAGATTAGCCTGCTTATTTCAGCCTGCTTTGTCCTGCTCATCTTTCAACCTCCTTAACCTACAAGTTAAGGTGTATGTGTGTGTATATTTTTACGTTACCTTGCGAAAGGACAGGATATGGCACCTTTGGACACCTTTTTTGTATTTAAAATAAAAATCCAAAAAAATTGCCCTATAAGTACAAAAAAGGTGCCATATCCTGCCATATCATGTCCACTGCTAAAGTAATTAATTAACGCTAACTTTAAGACCATATCTCATCGTCTTTTTCCCAGCCCCGGTGTCCCTTTTAGTAGGAAAGTTTAACTCCGTTAACCTTCTGCCAAAACTCTGTGAAGACAGCACCTCAACCCCAACGTCCTCGGCCCAAGCTTTATATGCTTCGTAAAGCTCACTTGACGGAGTCCTAAAACCTTCGCCAACTTCGCAACACTCCTCAATAAAGCGCCCGATGTTATCCATTTCGTAGCGATATTCGGCCGTGGCTTTCGTTACCTCTTCCGCCACTCCAAGGCCGTGATCCTGCCACTCCATGCACCCTTCAACCGCCCACGAAAAGATACCAGCCATCTCTTCATCGAATATTGCGTCTATTTCTCGCCTTGGCTTGGGATTATCAATTCTGACCGTGAAAGGAATTAACCTTATTCGGTCCCAAATAGCTTCATCGGTTCCCCTTATGACCGGCTTATGGTTAGTGCCAAGCCAAATCTTAAATTCAGGCACAAAGCTAAACCATTCACTAAAAAGAAAGCGTGCGGTTATAGTATCTTGACCGGTCATTTCTTTAATCTTTGCCTCCGCCAAGTAGCGGCCGTGTTCGCTCTCGCTTGCCCTAACAAAGCGCGCCCCTTGAAGTCTTGCTATATCGTTCGGTATGTTCGCCTGCCTCGTCGTTAAAAGGGTCTCTGTTGCGGTCTTCTCTGCGTAATCGCCCATCATGCGGCCGATAGCCTCCAAGAAGGTCGACTTGCCGTTATGGCCGTTGCCCCAAAGGATAAACATGCATCGCTCGTCCGTTATGCCGGTTAGCGAGTATCCAACCGCTCGTTGGATGAAGGATATCAAGTCTTGATTGCCTTCAAATATCATGCCCAAAAACTCAAGCCAGTTAGGACACGGCGCGCCCGGCTTATATTCGACCGGTGCTATCTTGGTTATCAAGTCCGCCCTGTCATGCGGTTTAAGCTCGCCTGTCCTAAGGTCTAATGTGCCGTTAAGGCAATTGATAAGCCACCGGTCGCGGTTAGGCTCGTCATGCTTAATCGGAATGCCCGGCTCGCTCTGTGCAAGTGCAATCATTGCCGATAGCCTTTGCCTGCTCTCCGATGACAAGGCCCACTTCGCAAGCTCCTTGCGCCTACTCTCGCTCGTCTCCCGCGCCGCTTCGGCATAGATGTTTTTTACCGTGTCCTTGGCTAAAAGCTCCACCTGTCCCGCGTCATCGATCACCCAGCGTTTTCCGTCCCAAATAAGCCATTTCCCCCACGTGTAGCAGTAGCGCAAATCCTTGCCGTGGAGCGCTACCAAGCGCATAGCATTACCCAAGTCGGTTAAATGGATCTCATCAGCGGTTGTTTTTTCAACTTCCATATCAGCAACCGGCTCATACTCCGGCGCCGCCTCGGCAAGCGCTAAAAGCTCTTCCTTTGTGCCGCCGGCTTCGAGCCAGTCGCTAACATCGCCCTTAGGCGGCAAGTCCGGCAACTCGAGTATCCTTATACTCTTAGCTTTACCTACTAAGGATTGCGCCACTTTCCTGCCATGCTCTCGTCCTGGCTCGTCATTATCCGGGATAATCACCACGTCGGCGCCGACAAGGTAGTCGCAATAATACGGCCTCCAATTCTTGGCTCCGCCGTGATTCGTGGTCGCGACAAGGCCGAGCTTCGCCAAGTTGTCGCAATCCTTCTCGCCCTCGACGATAAAGATCGTCTCGCCATTCCTCACGGCCTCTATAACCTCCGGTAGCCTATAAGGCACAGGCTCGACGCCCTCGAGGCCGTAAAGCCAGCCGCCGTTGCCGTCGGGTCTAACCGCCCAAAACTCCTTCTGCGGCGTTCGGATAACGCCAAACAACGTTTTGCCCTGTTCGTCCGTGTATACATAGGTAGGCGATTGATAAGCCCTCCGTGGAGCTTCGCTTGATTGCTTACTTTGTTTTTCCTTAGGCGGAAACAGGTCGGCCATGCTCAAGCCCAAGGCTTTAACGATGTCTTCGGTATCACATCTGGCAAAGCATTTTAATAAGACCCGGCCGTCGTCGCCTTCGGTGATTGATAGTGAAGGATTTTTATCTTCATGGCATGGACATTGTGCAAGGTACCCCTTGCCATACCTCTTGACCTTATAGCCCCTGTTCTGGAGTCGTGCTATAATTAAATCAATAGGGTTGTACATTGTTCTTTCTCCTTTCGTTGTGGTATTTGTAGGGTTGTACATTTTAATTGCTCCATTCGCTTGTATTTTGTACGGTTGTCCATGTTTCAAGTTCCTTTCCGGCCGCCCGCGAGCGGCCACTTTTTATGCCCAAAATTCATTCTCCGGCTCGGTGTTGTCCGGTACCCCGTTAATAAAATCAAATGCTTCCGGGTCGAAGTCATCCGGGTCGTTAATGTAAAATGCATCTACCAGTCTTTTTCCGTCGTTGTTTTCGTAAAAGTTGATAAACCAAACATCTCCGGCGTCTTCTATAAGAAAAACCTCATCGTCTCCACGCTCCCATAAAATCTTGTTGCCGCTTGCCAGTAGTTTTTCTTTCCGTGTCATCCCTTACCCATCTCCCTTTTTTTGTAAGCTTTTCCTCGTTCGATAAACGCCTCCAAGTCTTCCGGCCTAATCCGCCACAAAACCCCGATTTTCACGCCTTGCAGTTTCCCGTTTCTGATCCATTCATAAACTGCCCTCGGCGTAACCGCCAGCATTTCGGCCGCCTCGTTGATAGTTAGTAATCTATTTTCCTTCTCCATTTAATCGCCCCCCATGTTTTTACATATGATAACATGCGCTTATATGCCCTTACAAAGGCCTGGATGCCCTTTTTATTGCATTAAATTAGGTCTGGAGACCCTCATGTAACAAAATGTTCTTTTGTTCCATTCACAAGTGGCGACGCCATAAAGCCAGTAATTGCAAGTAGCCATCATTCCCAGTATTCTCTTTTACATTTTTCTTTGCCTTTTAGCACAACATAACGTATAATTTTTTTAACTTATGTTACTTAAGAGGTGATATAGTGGAGCTAGTTCAGCCAATACGGGATAAGAGAAAAATTGCCCGCATGAAGGCCATCCTAAAACTCCAAAACATGCGCGATTACGCCCTTTTTACCTTAGGCATCAATAGCGGCCTTCGGATATCGGATCTCCTCAAGTTGAAGGTCGCCGACGTCGCCGATGAATCAGGCAACGTAAAAGATAGAATTACGTTGCGCGAAAAGAAAACCGGCAAGGCAAAGGATTTCCCTATAAGCGCGACTGCTAAAAAAGCCCTCCTTGAATATTTTGCCGATGCCAAGCCAAAGCTCGACGATTTCCTTTTCCCATCGCGCAAAGGCGGCGGCCCGATCTCGCGCATCCAAGCCTATCGAATTTTGAGTAATGCCGCTAAAATAGCCGGCATAAAAGAAAAGATCGGCACCCATTCGCTACGTAAAACGTTCGGTTACCATGCATATAAACAAGGCATGGACTTATCCGTCGTCCAAAAGCTCTTAAACCACTCAAGCCCCGGTCAAACGCTCGACTATATCGGCATCACTCGAGACGACCTAGACAACGTTTATCTAACGCTCAATCTTTGATTTTCAAGGTTCAATTATTCCTTAAAAACTTGCTTTTTCCCATAAAGGCCTATATACTTTTTCTTAGGGTCGAGCTTTTAGACTTCCTATAAGGGATGGAAACAAACGCAAATTTAACTCGACCCGGTTAGACTTCCTATAAGGGATAGGCCATTCCTATGGCCTATTTTTTTATGCTTTGAGTCAAAAAAGGCGCTCTAGGACGGCCTATTTGACCCTTAACTTTTTTTGCTAAGGTAAAACATCCTTCAAAAAACATGACCATAAAAAGAGAGAGGCCGAACGGCCCCCCTCCCAGCAAGTTAACTGCTAATCTTTTATCACCGATACTTCGCCGCCCAAATAGCGAGGCTCCACGAGGTAAAGAACGCTTGCCAAGTTCGTTGCCTGCCCGCTGTCGGCAATGCTTACACCGAGACAGTCAAAACCGCCTGCAACGTCAAGCTTCGCCGGGTCAACTGCAAACACGACCAGCTTGTTTTTGACGTTATTAGCCACGGTGTAGCTTTTGCCTGCGGCCTTCTGGACTAATACGTCCGATGTCGCGACGTCTTCGTTCGCCCAAATGTCCAAGTCTTTATCGAAGTTTTTAACGTTAGTTCCGGCCACGTCCTTCGCCTGCTTAGGCGTTATCGCGGTCGCGTGGCCGACTGCCTGTTTTAAGGTAACTACTATCCACGCTTTTTGCGTGTTCTTTAAGCTTATATAGCTTGCCGTTATGCCACCGTTAGTGGTTGCCGGTGCGGCTCCGACTACCGGTATTAAATCTTCAGGTATAAATTTCATCTCTCTATACCTCCCTATGCCCTCGGCTCGATCTTCACAATCGGCGAGAGTTCTTGCCCATTTTGCGGCGTAAGCGGAGACGGCCATGTCGGTTGCCCGTCGAAACGGATAGTGGCCCTAAAGCTAATCAATCTCTCGCTCCACCCCGGCGCGTTGGAACGCTCCAAGGTAACTTCACGGCGCAAGCCGACCGCATACTGCGAGAAGTCGACAAGCACCAAGTCGCCGCCCTCGCCAACGGCCGGTAAAATATCCGTGAATATCACCGGTCGCCCCAGCATGGTATAGCCGCCGCGGCCGTCCAGTTGCATCGGAAAGATAACGTTGCCTTCCGTGGTAGGGATGTATACGTTTAATAGCTTCTCCAGCAAGTCATTGTTCGCCAGCCATACGCAACGCTTGCGCCCGGCCGGATGCATCCTTCCAAACATCTTTACGATATGTTCATACTGGACTGCGCCGTTGCTCGCATTCGTGCCGGTTACTTCTATTGCACAGTCGGCGTTAAGTATGCCCAGCGCTTCGGCGCCACCACGGCCGGCGATGAATTGTGTATCTAATCCATATGCAATGGCTCCGCGCAAAGCGTTTTCAAGTGCTCGACCAAAGATGTATACATCTTCGGCCAGTTCACTCGACACGTCAACGTAGATCACGCCCGTTTTAGCGGTAAGCTCGATAGCCCTTACCCTCGCGGCCTGTTTTCCGGCCGGGTCGCCTTCGGAGACCATCTCAAGCTTGAGCCCACCATAAAGGCTTCCGCCCGAGCGGTCGAAAGAGTCCCAGCCCGGAACGTAGGCCGTCTTGGTCGTCATCGGATACACGGTCGCAAGCGGCCTCACGATCTCATCTTCAAGTGCACTGTCGAGCCATGCCGCAACGTATTGTTCAGGCACCACAAAGCCGCCCGCGCTTCCGATGCCCTCGACCTGCGCCGCCCTAATAGCTCGGCTATCGGTTGCGTTGGTTAAAACCACCTGCGCAAACTCGCCAAAGTGGCGCCACTCTGACTTTTTCGGCTCGCCAAAAAGGCTTCGGTAAAGCCCCTTCTTCGTGCCGGATTCGTTCGCAAATAGCGTCTTAAAAGAATTTATCGGCTTATCCAATTCCCTATCCTCGCCGCCCTGTTCCTCGAGCCTCTTTGCCCTCTGCGCGAGCGCGTCCATCTCGTCTAACATTTTTTGATATTCTTCCTCTTCCTTTATTGTTAAGTTGCGGTTTTCTCTTTCCGCTTTATCTACAAGTTCCTTCGCGCGCTCCCAAATTGCCGCGCGTTGCTCTAAAAGCTGTTTCACTTTATCCAATTAAAATCACTCCTTGTTTTTTTTGTTTTTTCTCCTCCCTTTTGTTCCGGCCTTGTGGCGTGGCGTTCATGCTTCGTCCAAGTGTCGCGCTCTGTGTTTCAGCTTCGGCGTTATGCGCGTTCCTCGTTGCTCTCTTCGGCGTATCCACGCGCTTGTCGTTAATGCTCCGGCGTGTGTTGCGCGCTTTCGTTGTTTCGCCGAGGCGGTGATTAGCCGCCCCGGCTATGGGAGATAAAATCCGCCCCCGGCTCAAGAGGCGGCGCGTCGGGAACCGGCCGACGCGAAAGGAATTGCTAGAGAAAAGAGCCAATTCGTACCGGGAGCAGGCCAGTACGAAACTTGCAAACTTTTATTTTTTCAGTAATTTTTTAACCTCATCAGGTAGTTTTTTTATGCTATCGACCGGAATTTTTACCGTGATATACTCTTCGGTCTCGTCCCACATCGCATCCATCGTCTTTATGCATTTCTCCCAAATATCCGATCCGTCGAACCACGTGAAAAAGTCGGCCGCGGAGATAATATTCGCCGGCCCTATCTTCTGGACTGGAATAATCCCCGACTGAAAGAGTGCATACGCCCGGTTAATACCAAAGTAGCCGCGCATCAAGTCGGCCAAATCTTGCGCTGTCAACAATTCAGGCCATTCGTTTCGCGGCACAGGCGGTAAAGGTTTCTTATTCATGTTATTTCCTCCCTTTTATTCCTTCTATGTTGGTTTTTTCTAGGTCAATTGTAAGCATCTCTAAGTTTTTTTTAAGTATCCTATATTAATTATATGGCATCTCTAAACCTTGTCAACGATGAACGAAAGTTATTTTTGATTAAAAAAAAGAGACCTCACCATTTCGGTTAAGGTCTCTGTGTTTAGTCTATAAGGTCGCCAAACTCGTCGTCTCCTTCGCTCGGTATTATCTGCAACCTCGACCTCGCGAGCGGTGTCAACCCAAAGTGCTCCGCGGCCGACAAAAAGCTTTTCCACGCCTTTTCTCGAATTTCCACGGCCGGGTTCTTCTTTGCTATGCC